GGGCTACAACTGGAACTACTCCTGCTTCTGCCGCGAAGGCATCAGCGTTAGATACTTCTGCTGTTTCCATAGTTATCCTTTACATTCTAGGGGTCGTTTTCCGAAGTGAGAGCACAAATGACCAAACGTTGATTCTATTGTCTTTCTAAATACAAAAAATGTCAGGCTAAACCTTTATTTTTCGTACTCTTCTGGTACTCGCCTCTGTGGGAGGACAGTTCCATAAGCTTCAGTTACCAACTTGTTACGCAGGTCTGCTTCGCCCATATTGGCGGCACCTAGCGCGTCATCTATCGTTGGTGGTAGTACTGCTGGGGCTCCAGGAGCTCCAGTTGCACTAGGGGCACCAGGGGCGCCTCCTGTTTCAGGGTTAGGCATAGTGCCTGTAAGTTCAGCAATCTCTTGTTCAATCTGGGTCTGTAGCAACTTAAGTGCGCCATCGGCTGTAGCGTCATCAAGAAGCTCTTGACGAATCTCATTAAGTTTCTCAGTTGGGAACTCTTCACCCAAAGTACGCAAAGCGCCTTCCTTAGACTCAAGGCCTAGGGATAGCATTGACTGGACTTCGTTAAGTGCAATCAACTTGTCTAGTGGAAGAGGCTGTGGGAAGAATACGTAAGTTTGATACGTAATAGGGTCGTTAGGGTCTAGACGGTCAACCTGACCCTTTTTAAGTTTAACGTTTCTTGTTGGGTCCCATATAAATACTTCAGGCTCCTTGATAGCAATGCTACGAAGGATAAGCTCGTTAACGCGCTCTAGGCCGTGTGCGTACTGAATAATCTTTTGGTGATAGCGGTTCATCAAAGGTTGGAACTGGATAGATAGCGCAACACCTGATGTGTTAGAGATAGGCTGTGCTTGACCAAGAGCAGTCTCAGGAACACCAATCATCTCGTGCATGGACTTCTTAAGCATAGCTAAGAATTCCATTGCACCCTTTAGACCTTGTGAGCCACCTTCTAGGTTCTCTACCTTTGCGTCTTTTGGTAAACCGCCCCAGACTTTGTTAGCGCCCTTTTCCAATTGTGAAGCTTTGGCACCAATGATGACTGTGACGGGAGCAGCATGATAATTAACGATGTCAGCGATGTCAGTAGCAGTCTCGTTATAAGTACGGTTAATATTAATAATATCGTGACCGTCGCTAAGACCCCAAGGGCTACCACTAATACGAACATTTGGAATATGAACAATGGGAACAATACCAAGCGGGTTAGGGCGAGAGTCAATGAGCTCATCATTGATGTACTCCTCAATCATGTCATCTGTAAGAATTTCAGTGTAAGTAAATACCTGACGTGTACCTTCTAGCGATGTGCCCCAGAAACGGTATTTTAATTTAAAACGGATTAGACGTTCACGGTCATGTGGGTGGAACTCTGGAAAACAGAAAGCTGCGTTAAGTGGAAGAATGCGAACACGTCCTGGGTGCTGTAGACCAGATGTATCAGTCCAAGCTTCTTCGTATGCAACCTTGATAAAGCAGTCTCCAGATACAGAGCCTTGCTGTCCCATTTCCCACAGTACTGTTGCCTTATTGTTATCTACTTCCCAAACACGTTCCAAGATATCTGGAACAATAGCCTCTGTTTCTTTTGGAGAACGGAAGTTAACACCTTTACCAAAGGTAAAGTTAATAATAAAATCTGTAAAGGCACGGTAGTAATTAAGTACTATCTGTGCGTCGCCTATTTGACGGCGATAGGAGTAATGGTGACCAAGATACATAGCCCAGTTAAGAGAATAACGATTAAGACGCGGGCCGTGGACTTCAAATTCTTCATCTGCTAACTCAACCAATCCTAATGGCGAGATGGAAATAGTTAGGTCGCTAGACGCCGCCCTATAGGACGGTGGCGAGAAATCAATGCTCAACTATCCACCTTTGTTTTTCTATGCTGGGAGAAGAATACCACGCTAATTGTATTAGCGGAAACTTTGGCCGCGTTTAATAACTTTTTTATTGACTGGCTTAGTGACCTTCTTTTTTTTCTGCTCGTCTTTTTTCTTTTCAGCTTCTTGTACGTAGTCTCTAAAACGCGGGTCAACGTCTTTTTTAGATTTAACGTATTGACCGCCCATTTGATTGTACTTAGCGTGAATCCAGTGTCCGCGAGCAGGTGAGTTTTTAGAAAATTTTGCTCCAGCTTGAGCAGTAATCATGTTCCAAAGTTTAGGGTTGGCAGCTTCTTGCTTTGCCGTTTCTTTTACTTCTTTACCTCTGATAAATGCCATTGCTGTTCCTCTGAAATGGGAAAACTACCCCCGCCAGCTTTGTAGACTGAATACGGGGGTAGTAAACCTAATTAGTCTTGTACTACTGCTGGGTTTGTTGCTTTTTGGTTAGCACCGTTGCGGAAAACTTCCTCAAAACGGTTGTCGCCATGGTCAGCAAATGCGCCAGTTGAAAAGTCAGAGAGACTTGCTGGTGCTTCTACCCATGCTGCGGAACCAACATGTGCGCGTTCACGCATTGTTTCTTCTGCAGTCTTTGTGTGAACAGGCTTATTGCGATTTGGGCGACCTGCTGCAGGTTCGTATCCCTGCATAGCGCCTGTTGTAAACTGCGTTGGGATATCAGTGTCTGTTGCAAGACCTTCTTCAAAACGTAGTGGGCCACGCTGGCCTGGTGTTGCAGGTGACATCTTACGGTCGTAAGTTGTTCCTGGACGTTCAGGCATCTTAGGTGATGGTGCGATTGTCATAGTTATAACTCCTTATTAAAGGGTGAGGACCTCGTATAAAAGTGTCCTACGTATTGGGCGTAAAGTCAGGCTAAAGTGGTAATTACCTTGAGAAGAATGGGGAGGTTGACACCTCTACTGATGGCATTGTTAAATCCATAGTTAAAGATACGGCGATTGCTAGGCTGTCGGCGTAGTCATCGTGGGCATGGGCTTCATCTGGGGCATGGGCTAGGAAATTAGGACCAGTGAACTTTGTCTCTAGGTCCGTCATCTGTTGGTAAAAGCGTTTCCAAGTACGAAGGCGTCGTGTTTTTGCATGTGCTGGCCAACCGACCATACGTCGGTCAATTAAAGCTTTTAAATGCTTCCAACGTTTAGATTGTTCTGGTTGGCTACTTCCTATGGCATGTACTTCTGCTCGGGGTAAGAGGAGTTTGAGTCTTTGTGCAACCGCATCACCCACGCCGTTAGCGTCAACGCCAACAGCAAGTATGTCATAACTCCCCAAGAAATTAACGATTTGAAAATATTGGTCTTCCCAGTCATCACCCTGTAACTCCATCCAGTTTAAGATTCTATGGTCAAAATATCCAAACTCATCTGGTCTATCCCAGTCAACCCAAACAACAGTTACTACTGTTGAGTCCATCTTCCGTGCGGGGTCAATACCGACAACCACAGGTGAGCGATGCCACGCACGAACAAGTTCTTGGGACGTGTCTCCAAGTTCGTCCATGATTGAGGATGTAACGAACATCCCTCTCTCCAACAACCATTTACAGTTGTAGGACATTTGGAACTCGTCAGAGTCCTCTCCAATACGGAGCATCTCTTTCTTGATGAACTTTGCGTAGTTGGCGTTGTATTTAGAAACATCTCGGTAATCCCACTCAAAATGATTTTGTCGGCTGGACCTTCCAGTCTGCCTACGCTTGTTTAATTGGATGGAGCGGTAAAAATTATTCTTACTTGTTGTTGGAGTACCAGTCTTAACCATAGTTCCTGAGTAGTACGCAAGCATAGGAGAGATTGATTTAGATACAACAAAGTCGTCGGCCTCTTGACACTCGTCAATAACAATAAGGTGGAAAGACTTAGACTCAATCTTTGCACGAGGGTTAGCTGTCATCATCATAAGGCTGCTGCCAGAGTTCTTTAATTTAATCTGTCTAGTAACTCCAGGGACTTTACCTAGGCTATCGTCAATCTCAGGGTCACCCATGATTTCTTGAGCACGTTCACTAGTAAGCCTATTAACTGTACGACCAAAGAGCGTTTCTACCTGTCCTTCAACAGGAGCAAACATACCAATCCATATACCGTCTTTAAACTGACCAAGTAGGTCTGGGTACATCTTTGCTAAGCGTGGTAGAAGGACCATGAGCGTAGCGACTGTGTTAGCAATAGTCTCTGACTTACCTGACTGACGTGCGGCAAGCGCAGTTACTTCTTCGCCGTCATTAATGATTACAGACTCAATGATGCGTCGAGCAAGCGGCATCTGATAAGGGTGTAGCTCATGCCCAACTAGGGCGTTCATAAACTCAATGCATCTATCTATAAGTTTTTTAACAAATTCTTTAGAGAGCTCATCAAGCTCAAGTTCCTCGTCTTCGGGCGGAAGTTCTTCGTCTTCTACCTCGTCATCGGGAAAGAACTCGTCTTCATCTTCTTCTAGCACAGTGTAGTTCTCCATTACCGAAGTCTATTACATAAACAAAAGGCCTGGGTGTTAACCCAGACCATTTGCGTTGCCACATCACACGGGGAGAGGAAGAGAGAGGCAGGATAATTTTAGCACAAAGTGGACACGCTGCGCTAGCGCGGGGTCATTCTTGTATGCAGCTCGTTAACAACAGCGTGAAGAGCCTCAGCTCCTTGTAGGGCTTCATCCAAGTAAAACTGTTCTCTATTCTTTGAGTAACCAGATAAACACTTAGAAATCTCAATTAATGACTGTTCTGCCCACATTTCTAACTCACCAGTAGCTATCTTAGAAACTCTTCTAGACACCTTTTCGGAAAAAGGCTTTACCCAAGGTTCTTTCTTAAAAAAATTCATCATATGCCCCGTCTTCTGGCTTCCATGCTTTTCGGCCTTTCATAGCAGAGGATAGCACCTCGTCAATGCGGTCGTCATCATCCCAGTCAATTTTTGGGTTTTTAACCCAGACCCCTAAGAAATAACCAGGGTGGGTAAAGGGTATACGTGCAACTAGACACTTGCCTTTTCTATAAGGCATTTCAGTTTCTTGGGTAGTTCCTACTTCAAGAACTGGAAGTGCTTTTTTATGCCAATACTTAAGTTTACCTACGTATAGTGGACCGAATGTTTTCAAGGTTTACTCCATACCTCTTTGCATACTGCTAGATATCTCAGCAGCATAACTTAGCATTTCTTTAGAAGATGGAGACATTCCGCCATCGGGCCCGCCAGTGTCGTTTAAGTTTGCTGGTCCCATATCGCCCCAGCCGTCTAAACCGCTTGTTCTTAAATATTTACCAGTAGACTCAGCGCGTTGAAGGTTTTGCCAGTGGACTGCTGGGCAGTTTCTATACTCCCACCAAGTGCCGTCTCTAAATACAACATATAAAGTGTTTTTAGCAAAGTCGTATGCAATTGCTTGAGCTCTAGGTCTAGAAGGGTTACTAGTGTTTGCAGACTGCTGTCTAAATCCTTTTTGCACTTCGTCAGGTATTGCAACAGAAAATGTTTTATCTATAGGCGTTTGTATGCCTAGTTTTTCTGCCATTGCCTGAGCAATGTTTAAAGACCTTTGTGCTGGGTCAAAAGAGTTCTTGTAGTAGTTACCTGTCTTCTTCGGCATCTGAACCCTCTTCACAAGTGTGGTCTTTAGTTTGGGATTCTAACACTTTTGCAAAACAACGTGAGCAGCGCAAAACACGCTCTGGTTTATAGTTGTTTTGAACAGTCGCTCCAAGAGGAGAGTCTGAGCCGTCCTCATCATATTGAGAAGCGTATTCAGTAACTATGCGTTCTTCTCTAAATAATTCTTTAGGGAAGGGGCCTTGCGGGTCCATAACCTTTTCAGGTACGGGGTGGACTTGTATGGCTTGGCGTCTAATTACTTTCATCCGAAGGGGCTTCTTCTTCCGCCTTGGTTTCTTCCGCTTTAGCTTCAGCCTTCTTCTTAGATGCTTTTTCTTCTTTTGGAAGTTGTTCCATCAAAGGGAAGTGACCAGCCTCAGCACGGTCTACTAACCATGTAGGTAAGCAGCTAGTGCAATAGTTAACTGGGTTAGTGCCGTAATCTTGGCAAGTGTAGTCTGCTGAGAACTCACAGTTGTCGCATTGAATTTTAGACATGTATATGTACCAACCTTACTTTGATTTCTTAGCGGACTTTTTTGCAGACTTATTAAGTTCTGCTTCAATTAACTTTGTAATTTGTGATGCGCCCTTTGCGGCAACAAGGCCGAACGCTGGGTCTTTTTTATTGACGTAGCGAAGTGCTACTGGGACAAGGGATGCCCATAATGAGTTAGCAACTAGTAGCCACTCGCCCTGACTAAATTCCAATGGGGTAGCTAAACCCTTTACCTGCATAACTACAACGATTGCTCCGATAACTTGACCAAGCAAGTTTCGGGCGTAAGATGAGAGTACCGCTTTGTTCATTTTTTGCTCCTTTGGCAATTAGTCCTACAGATAAGTGTGCCAAAGTCGGGCTGTACTGTCAGGCTAAATTACTTTGAAGTATCCTCAAGATGCTGGGTAAAGCGGCCCTCTAGGCGGGCTACTGATATACGAAGCTCTGTAAGCTCTGCGTGTATTGAGTTGACGGTATCTTTCATCGAAGAGCCCCCGTTGGGCTTAAGTTCATGTACAAAGTTCTTTAAATACGATTTTAATACCCATGATGTTGATGCGATGATTGTGGCTCCAAAAGCCGCAAATCCTGCAAGGGTGCCTGCCCACTCAGCTAGTGTCATGTGCTCTGTTCCTAAAGGTAGTTTAATTTAAATTAGAATACGCGTATATGTTATCCGTAGCACAATAAAATGTGGAAATACCAGCTCTTATATTAAATAATGATATTTGTCATATGTCAGCATAAAAAAAATATATTTTTTAAGCGTGGCTTAACTTGCGCATACGTGTATTACTGTGGCACCCTAGTTCTTGAAAGGCTCCAGTAATGGAGCCTTTTGCAACTGAGAGGAGCAGAAATGTTCAATATCAGAAAAGAAACAATAGATAAAGTGGCGGTGTTTTCGATGTATGCACTGTTAATAGGAGCACTACCTCACACGTTAGCTAATGCGGATGAGGAAGTAACACCTGTGACAGTACAAGAAATCGCTGTGGACCCACTAGATAAGTACAAAGGAGCAAAAGAACTGTCAGATACAGACTTAGTTGACCTGCTTAGCGCGGTTGGTTTTGAGGGAAAAGCTCTCAAGGTCGCCTACGCGGTTGCTAAAAAAGAATCTAACGGTCGCCCCTTAGCTCATAATGGAAACGTCAATACAGGCGACAATTCTTACGGCATGTTTCAGATTAATATGCTGGGAAGTCTTGGCGACGATAGACGTGAAAAATTTGAACTAAAAACTAATAAAGACCTTCTAGACCCTGTGACTAACGCAAAAATTGCGTATCACATGTCAAACGGCGGAAAAGAT